ACTGCGACAACGATTGCTAGATGAAGTTACCTCTCAAGAACCAGAATATTTTAGAGAAAGTCTAAGGTTGTTCAATCATGACATGCCACATGAAACCAACCTGTATATTCTCAATCGTAGACTGGCAATTGATGACGAAAGCAATATATTGTTGCGCAGTCATTTGAGAAATCTCAGCGACTGGCGAGTGCCCGGCATGATTTTGCGACCTGGTCGTGAAAATTTCATTGAAGACATGGTTCCGCTTGATCCTTTGTACCTAGTAGACCATCATGAAGAATTGTTTGAACCCAGTGTGGCAAATTTTACTCCTGAGTATCAACGCAGATTGAGACAGTACGTGGTTAGTGATCGAACTCACGAGGCATACTTTACCAAGTTGCCACAAGGTCAGTTTGGGTTGATATTTGCTTACAATTTTTTCAACTTTAAACCAATTGAAATCATACGTCAATACATAACTGAATTGTTTGGCGTCATGCGGCCAGGTGGTACCTTGATCATGACCTACAACAACTGTGATCGAGCACAAGGAGTTGGCCTAGTAGAACGTGGGTTCATGTGCTACACTCCCAAAAAACTCATTGTGGCACATGCAGAGTCTGTTGGCTTTGAGTGTGAATTCGAACACGACGGTGCCGGCGATGTCAGTTGGCTGGAGTTCCGCAAGCCTGGAGAGATCACATCCTTGCGAGGCGGGCAGACTCTAGCCAAAATAGTTGCAAATCCACAATAAACCCTGTATACTTTAAACTTAGGAGAAACTTATGAGAGATTACTTGTTAGACTTGGTAGAACACACTTACGACCTTGGTTGTATTGATTTGGTTAAAATTGTTGGTGACACCAGCAAGAGCGAAATTGTTGGCCTGGCGGAAGATTTGAGCGTGGTTATCCGCGGCAACTTCCACAATCCTGTGGCAGACTTTGTGGGCACATTTGGTATGCCTAACTTGGGCAAACTAAAAACTTTGTTGAACTTGCAAGAGTACCGGGAAGATGCCAAACTCACTATCACCAAACGTGCTGACGGTGAGCCAGATGGCATCACATTTGAAAACAAAATTGGCGACTTCAAGAACAACTATCGTTTTATGGCTTCGGGCATTGTAAACGAAAAGTTGAAGACCGCCAAGATTCGTCCTGTGACATGGCACATTGAATTTGAACCTACCAATGCGGCTATTCAACGTCTGAAGTGGCAGATGAGCGCCAACGCTGAAGAAGCCAACTTCCAGGCCAAAACTGATGGCGGTGATCTCAAGTTTTTCTTTGGAGACCACAGCACACACTCAGGCAACTTTGTGTTTCATCCGGGTGTGAGTGGTCAGTTGAAACGTGCATGGTCTTGGCCTGCCAAACAGTTTGTGAGCATCATGGACTTGACTGGCGACAAAAAAGTACGCATCTCGGATGATGGTGCCGCAGAGATCACCGTAGATTCCGGTCTTGCAGTTTATCAATATCTATTACCGGCACAAAGCAAGTAATGGAAACACGTAAGAGAACATTGGCTCGGACAATAACATACCGTATAGTGGCCACAATCATTACTGCATTTTTTACCGGTATCAGTGCGGCCATCATCTTACATATTATATTAACTTCGGTACATTATGTAATGGAACGATTATGGCTAAACATTGAATGGGGTAGAATTGACTCAAGATAACTTAACTGCCAAGCAAAACGACTACGCTGTGTTCCTTCCGGCAATCAGCGGGTTTTATGCTACATTCATAGGCAAACAAAGAAATGAATCATACGTGGATCCGGCGAGATTGCCTCAGGGTCTTACTGATATGGAGCAGCTTAACTGGCTCAACTCCAGCAAGGCTCTTTTCCCTTATAGGTGGTCGCTCTATTCCGGTGGCCACGCTAATCTTGATCTTGCAAAGCAAGACTGGTCGGAAGACATGGTCCGAACGCGAGAACCCGGCACGTTCATCCTCGGGGATTCAGGCGGTTTCCAGATTGCTAAAGGCCTGTGGGAGGGCGATTGGAAAGCCAACTCAGGTTGTGCTAAAGCTCAAAAGAAGCGCGAGTTAATTCTCAACTGGTTGGACAATGTTGCCGACTATGGTATGATTTTGGATATTCCTACATGGGTGATCCACGATAAGAAAGCGTCGGCGGCCTGTCAAATTACCACGCTACAAGAAGCAGTAGACGCTACCAAGTTCAACAACGAGTACTTCATGAAACACCGCAAAGGTGTAGAGAATGGTGGTGCCAAGTTCTTGAACGTGTTGCAAGGCGACAACCATACGTCAGCAGACCAATGGTATGAAACCATGAAGGAATACTGCGATCCTGTCAAATATCCAGATACGCACTTCAATGGTTGGTCAATGGGTGGACAGAACATGTGTGATGTACATCTAGTGCTTCGCAGACTGGTAGCACTACGCTATGACAATTTACTTCAAGAGGGCAAACACGATTGGATGCACTTCTTGGGAACCTCCAAACTGGAGTGGGCTGTTTTATTAACTGTAATCCAAAGGGCCGTGAGAAAATATGTCAATCCACAATTCACAATCTCGTTTGACTGTGCCAGTCCATTCCTTGCAACAGCAAACGGACAAGTCTACTTTGAAAACGTGTTCGAACACGATAGCAAATGGTCGTATCGCATGGCTCCTTCAGCCGACGACAAAAAGTATTCCACAGACACACGCAAGTGGGGAACAGGCGTAGTAGCAGATGGTATCTATCCACGTTGGGAAGATTCACCAATCAGTGATCTACTCAAGATGAAAGATATTTGCATCTACAAGCCAGGCGATCTAAATAAGATTGGCAAAGAAGGCAAGACATCTTGGGATAGTTTCTCATATGCTTTGCTCATGGGTCACAATGTTTGGATGCACTTGACTGCGGTACAAGAAGCCAACAGACGTTTTGACGCAGGAGAACATCCTGCCATGATGCGCCGCAGTACCGGTGACTATGCTAAGTTTGAAGATATTGTGGAGGCTATCTTTGCCGCACCAGATCGAGCAACCGCTGAAGCCATTATTGAGACGTACGACACATATTGGATGGAGATTGTGGGCACACGAGGATTCAAAGGCAAGAAGACCAAAAATGCTCGCACACAATTCAATGCGTTGTTTGAATTCGAAGAAACTGAGACTGTACAACCAAATGATGATAGTGTACAATTAGACACATCAGCATTAGATCAATTAGAGCATGAACAGACCTAAACATGAAAACGTCAACTTCTTTGTAGGCACTGAAGTTGAACGCACACCTGCATTTGGCAAGAAAACTTTGTTTGTTGTGGGCATCCAGCCCTTGACAGAAATTGTTAGACTACTAGCCGAAAATAATTCGTATACAGATAACACCAAGCATATTGGGCACATCTTCTTTGGCGCCAACCATAGTTTTCATCCGGCCAACAGGCTGGAGTGGCAACGCTGGGAAAGCATGATTGAACCGTTCCTACGCGACGGCCACTTGTGTAGCCTGGACATTCCGATCACCCACGTGGAAGAGTTCAACGATGGTCCACTGTGTGATTACAGAAACTTCGTTCCACAGATTCGAGTAAGCATACCGTATACAAAACTGTGGAATTATAATACAATGTTAAAAATAGATGACAAAGACTTTGACGCTACCAATCCCGGCGTTTGGTGTCACAGTCTGCACAGCCTAATGAGCCGAAGAACATTTACATCGTGGGACGACTACCGTGAGGATTCAACAATCTAATGGCAACATATCCAGCAATCCTGGGCGCCAAGTCCAGCGCCAAACAACATAGAATGAACACGATCTATGGCAACTCTACCGCAGTCAAACCAGCAAGAAAACACCAAACAAAAGGACCTAATATGTTTAAAAGAATGATCAGAGGTTTGATCACCTGGGGCATGAGTGATCGTCATGAAGAAGATATCTGTATTCAAGAAAAAGACGAAGTTAGAATCAGTGCCTCGGGCATTAGGTTTGAAGTGTATCGTGCCAATGGCGGCACAGTGATTGAAACTCGTCGCAATGATCGCCGCACAGGTGACAGCATTTATGAACTGCATGTGATCGCTGGAGATCAAGACATTGGCGCAGAGATTGGAAAAATTATAACCTTGGAAGCACTAAAATCATGAACCAACGAGATCAAGCATTAACAGAACAGCGTGAGCGAATCATGAGCCAGGCAGAACGTAAAATTTGGGTCACGTTCCGCAAAGAGGGGATTCACAAGTATCCTGCGGCAGCAACAGACCCTTCACTAGCAACAGGAGATGAATATGATGTATCGTTTTTGGCCAGCCCTCATCGCCATATTTTTCATTTCAGGGTTTGGATTGACGTATTCCACAACGACCGAGATGTGGAATTTATACAATTCAAGCGATGGCTCGAAAAACTGTATCATAGCGACCAAGGTGTATTGTCGCTAGATTACAAAAGTTGTGAAATGATTGCTGACGATCTGTATCTACAGATTGCCGCAAAGTATCCCGACCGTGCGGTCTGGATTGAGGTGGCCGAAGATGGTGAGAACGGTGCCTTGATCAAGTATGAACTTTCTCGCCCTAGTCTGTCAATTAAAATTTAAGAGGAATCACAATGGCCAAGCCCATTATCAAATCTAATCCCCGTGTTGCTGAGATCTTTGATCATCTCGAGATGTTCTTGGAGTTCTGCCAGGACTATGGTTACCGCTACAACGAAGCGGACCTGTATAACTTCAAGAGTTATGCATGGCAACAATTCAACAAGTACTCACAAGGCAAGAATGCCAAGAACATGTGGAGCGAGGACACACGTAGGCTAGCAGGATACCGTACATGAAAATTGCTATCACAGGTCACACCAAAGGTCTTGGTGCTGAATTAGTTAAACTACTAGAGCCCGAACATGAAATTGTAGGCTTTAGTAGAACTAATGGTTATGATATTGAACAGCCAGGTACAATCGAACGTATTGTCAACGAAGTTGGCGATTGTGATATTTTTATCAACGGTGCTAAATGTTGGTGGAGTCAAATTGACATGTTCTCCAAGCTATTGCTAGATTGGCAAGGCAAAAAGAAACGTATTATCAATGTTGGTAGTCATGTCACCGTTTGGAACTACAAAACAGACCGTCCTAACTTTCCAAAGATCAGTGCAAACCATTATGTAGCATACAAGACTGCACTCAAGGCGGCCAGCTATCACGCTTGGGAAAATAATGAATGGCCACTAATACATTTGGTACAACCAGGGCCGTTTGTTAATACTGGGTTTAAACCGTATCCAGATCGTACATGGATGGAAACCGAACAGGTTGCAAAAGCCATAGTAGATAGTATAATCAATAGTGAATTGTTAGTGATGGAACTGACCATCCGTTCATACCCAAAGGAACCAAATGCGTAGACTATTTTACATGGGCTAATCTGATGAAGCACCAGCTCTCAGAAATAGAAGTTTCACAAAACTTAACTTGGCAATCAGCTCGAGTAGATAGTTTTCTGCAGGACTTTGACTGCGGGCCTCCACAATCCACAAGAGATTTTGTACCGCAATGGTATAGAGAACTCAAAGGCGATCTCTCTACCTATCGAGATGACAGCTGGAGATACAATTACACTGCTAGATACTGCAAGGGTCTACAAGGTCTGCGTAATGTGGGCTGGACTATTCCTTTACCTGTTGACATTACCTCTGAACAAAATGCAATCAGCCGTCGGATAGCAGTACCAGAAATGTTGTATGGCACAATGTGGAATGACAAAGATGCCAACAACGAACATGTTTGGGATCTTACTATAATATTTTGGCCATGGCGAGCTCGGTTAACCAAAGGTTGGCAGATGATGACCACTGCTTATCATTTGGATTGGTCTCCCGATTGGTTTAGTTTTGCTGGCATGCCTCCGGCAAACTACAGTATCAATACAGATAAAAATGGCATAGGTAACATGTATCAGTGGGAGCAACCACTTGACACTGAGAACTATGACTATTATAATATAGAAACTGTGCATGCCTTTCGTCGAGGAACATGCATACCAAAAGACGCTGTAACTTTTAGTTTAACGATAATACCACTAGAACAAGGAAATCAATGAGAAAACTATACTACATGGGCTTGGAAAGTTATGAAGCCCGTTACACACTACAACTAACAGAATGGAACCGACGTGTGTTTGATCGTCGTGGCCTTGACGTTGTGTATGTGCCTGGCACCACTATTGACAATACACAAGCCATATCAGTTGGTCAGGTGTTAGACGCACATGGTCGCAGTTACTTTGGCATGAGCCAGATGATGAACTTGGTTCAGCTCATGAAGAACGGTGAGGTAACAGGCGAGGACGTGGTGTACTTTGAAGACATGTTCCAACCTGGCATTGAGTCATTGCCTTATATCATGGATCAGATTCCCCAGTCTCAACGTCCTCAAGTATGGGTACGTTGCCTAGCACAGGCCATTGACCCCGATGACTTTGTGCATGTCTGGGGCATGGCAGGATGGATGAGTACATATGAAAAGATGGTTAATCACTTTGTTACGGGGGTTCTTGCTACCAACGAGGAGATGGTTGCCCATATGCGAATCGCTGGGTGGACTGCTCCGATCTACAACATTTCCGGCCTTGCATTTGGAAAAACAGAAGTTCTTGAACGTATTGGTGGTGCAGGGAACATCACGCCGTTTGATTCCCGTCCGCGGAGGGTGGGTTTCGCAGCTAGGTTCGATCAAGAGAAACAACCTGGCTTCTTTATGGACCTCATTGAAATGTACGGTGAACTCACCAGCGAACCTTGTGAGTTTGCAATATACAGTGGCGGACCTCTCAGATCCAACAATCCAGAGTATATTGTTCGTGCCCGCCGTATGGAGGCAGAGGGGCAACTCAAAATCTACGACAACATAAGCAAGAATGAATACTACGCCCATCTTAATGATACTCGTGTTCTCTTTAATTGTGCTCTTCAAGACTGGGTATCTAACACTGTATCCGAAGCCGACACTTTGGGGTGCAATGTTCTTTATCCTGCATATCGCAGTTTTCCTGAAACTTTTGCAAATGATCCTAACAGATTATATGTACCTTGGAGCATAGACGATGCCTATCACAAAATGTGTAATCTTTTGCAGACTCCTCATCACAACATGGGGCTTATTAGTAATTGGAACAATGGGACTGTTGATCGGATTGTTGATATTATTACCGGTCAAGGTACTCAGTGGGATCGTTCGGGGCCTCGCTACCGAGATCATGTTCCGCATGAAAAATATCAAGTGGTTAAGATAGAAAAATGAACAAAATTGAAACAATTGGTGACACCAATCTTGCGTGGAGATGGATCAACTATCGCAAAAAAGATAGAGTTCAATATCAGCAAGAGTTGAACAATGCACGATATGAGGGTGCTATGCGTAGTGATTTTCGACAACCAAAAGTTGATGAATACACTTACGACAAACTTGAAATTGTTCGATTAAAGGCAGAAGCATGATTGTAATTGTCACCGGCTCGGCCGGCTACATTGGTGGACAGACTGCCCTGTTGTTGAAAGACGCAGGGCATGAAGTTTACGGCATTGACCGCAGACAACCACCAGGTCATTTGCAAGGTGTTTGTGATAAGTTTTTGTTCCAAGACTTTGCTAGCGATGTGGCACTGAGCTGGATTATCAGCAAACAACCGGATGCTATCATTCACTGTGCCGGCACCAGCCTTGTTGGCCCGTCGATGCAGGATCCTAGCGAATACTACAACAACAATGTGGCCAAGACGCTAAAGTTGTTAGATGTGGTTCGACGCAGTTTGCCTCGTTGTAGATTTGTATTCAGCTCTAGTGCGGCCACATACGGTGAGCCTATCCTGGGGTCTTGCAATGAAGTTGATCCTTGCTTGCCTGTAAGTCCATACGGCGAAAGCAAACTCATGATTGATATGATACTAGAATCATATCGCCGAGCATACAATCTCAACTATGTTAGTTTTCGTTACTTCAATGCCTGTGGGGCCGATCCACAAGGGCGCCACGGACAAGAACCAGGTGCCACACATATCATTGCCAGAGTGCTAGAAAGTATCAGAGATAAGCAAGATTTTGTTCTTAATGGTAATGACTTTCCTACTATAGATGGCACGTGTGTGCGCGATTACGTACACGTAGAGGACATCGCTCGTGCTCATGCTTTGGCATTGCATCACAAAATTCCAGCGGGTGTGTACAATCTTGGTTCAAACATGGGCACAACTAATCTCCAAATAATTGAAGCCGCACAAGACGAAACACAGCAGACATTGAATATGGTAGTAGGTTCTCGTCGCGCAGGAGATCCGCCTGCTTTAACCGCCAATCCTACCAAATTTAACACAGTGGCAGGTGCATGGAGACATCACGACTTGGATGCAATGATCCAACACGCATGGGCATGGTATGTTCGAAAAAATCAAACAGTTTGAAGACGCTCTAGCAGAGTTTACTGGAGCCCCGTATGCTGTCATGACTGATTGTTGTACACACGCAATTGAATTGTGTTTGCGATACGATCGTGTCAAAGAAGTGGTGATTACACCTTACACATATTTGAGCATTCCTATGACCATGCACAAACTAGGTATCAAGTATTACTACAAAGAAGAAGCCTGGACAGGAGAGTACCAATTTCACGGTACACGTATTTGGGACAGTGCTCGTAGGCTAGAAAAGAACATGTATCGACCCGGACAGATACAATGCTTGAGTTTCGGGCATGACAAGCCTTTACATATAGGCCGCGGAGGTGCTATAATATTAGATGACAAGGCAGCATATGATGCATTGATTTGTATGCGTTACGATGGCCGAGATCTAAATATCAAACCCTGGATTGAACAACGAGAGTTTAGAGTTGGTTACCATTACAAGCCCACACCAGAAGAGGCTAGCCAAGGTATAGCACTACTAGAAGGTCTAAAAGAGTATTGTCCGGCACCTCGACACGTTGACTATCCAGATTTAAGAACAATCACTATCAAGGACTAAAATGACAGATAAAAAAGAAACAGCACTAGACGCAATGGCCGGAGACGGTGGGTACGGACTAGGCAAAGTTTGCGATCACCTTCGATTTAAATTCCGGCGTGACGGAAAACGCTTCTGGGCGGGTGACAATGTCAGCGAATACATTGATGACACAATGAAGGAGCAACTGATCGACGAAGCTACTGAAGCATTTGAACGAGTGCTTGATACACTATTGATTGACAGAGAAAATGATCCAAACTCTAAAGGCACAGCGCGGCGCCTGGCAAAAATGTACTTCAATGAAATCATGGCTGGGCGCTACGAGACGAGTCCTAATGCTACAGCTTTCCCGAACGATACGAGTGGAGCCTACGACGGCATGTTGGTGGTGCGTTCAGAGCTTAAGAGCATGTGCTCGCATCATCACCAACCTGTTACGGGTGTGGCTTATATTGGAATCATTGCTGGTCCCAAACTCATTGGTCTATCGAAGTATACCCGCATTGCCCAGTGGTGTGCCCGACGTGGCACTCTCCAAGAAGAGCTATGTATGGATATTGCTCGCGAAATTGAATTTGCGACCGGATCCAAGGATGTTGCTGTTTATATACAGGCTACCCACGGATGTTGTGAGAATCGTGGTATTATGGCTCATAGTAGTCTTACCCAGACTACCGTACTACGTGGAGCATTCAAAACAGACCAAAGTGTAAAGAAGGAATTCTTTGACAACATCAAACTACAACAGGACTTTGCACCACGATGATTAAATACGCAACACTACACGCAGCACAAGAAGGCAAGGTAGCACCATGGGATCTAGAAGTTCCTGAACTCAGCACTCAACACGTGACAGTGTTCCGCGATCGCTTTCCAGTAACCAAAGGTCATTTGTTGTTTGTGCCACGCAACAACACAGACGAAGGTGTTGTTGTTTGTTTAGGCACAGCATTGATTACCGGTCAACAAATGGTTGCTCGTGGCGAGTGTGATGCATTCAACGTTGGACTTAACATGGGTGCAGAGGCTGGACAAACTGTGATGTATCCGCACGTACACTTGATTCCACGCAGACAGGGTGATTGTGCCGACCCCATTGGTGGTGTTCGAGGAGTTATTCCTGAGCAACAAAATTACAAAACTGGTGCATACAAAGAGCCACTATGACCTTACCATTACAGGCAAACTTAATTGGCATTGCCACAGCACCTGCTGACTGTGTCAACGATCCACTAAAGGATCAACTGGTCCACGAAGCCACTAGACAGGTCGCAGGCTCGCAATGGCTGGAAGATGACCGCGTTGTTGCTTTGTTTTTAGAACGCTACAAGTCATGGATCAACAGCACAGAACTCAACAAAGTCAGTGGTCTCGATACATTTCCCAGTGTGAACTTTGCACAAGGTACTACAGAAAGTTTTGACAAGTTCTATCTACGTAATCATGCACGTAGATTTCGTTGCTATCGCGGAGAGTACCTGTACCACGAATTGAGTTGGAAAGCCAACAGCAACCGCTGGGCGTACATTGATGACGAACCCTTGACCAAGGGTGATGCTGTGGTTTGTAGTTTTCCCTTTGCAGATACAGGTGGACAAAAACACACTCAAGAGTTTTTGGATCGTTGTGCTGAACTGGAAATTCCTGTACTGTTTGACTGTGCGTTTTTTGGCATTTGCGCCGGACACAACTTTGACTTTGATCACCCTGCTATTACAGATGTGTGCTTTAGTCTAAGCAAACCATTCCCTGTGTATGGTATGCGTATTGGTATTAGATTCAGCAAAGATATCACAGACGGCATCAACATCTATGGTAACACACACTATGTAAACAAGTTTGGTGCCGCAGTAGGAGCACGACTGTTTGAACATCAACATCCTGACGCAATTTACTTGAACTATAGAGATCAACAAGTTGCATGGTGTCAAGAATATGGGCTAGAACCCAGTCAATGTGTGACGTTTGGTCTTGACCACAATCACAAATATGACAATCACAATCGTGGAAGCAAAGACACCAACCGTGTGTGTTTTGCCAAGTTCTTTAACAAGGGTTATCTGCCGCTATGACATGGATGCCCGGAGGCCACAACAACTGGTTTTCAGTCAGTGTTGATGGGCCACAGTTTCAAGTGCAATTTAATCGCAGGGCATCTAAATTGTACAAAAATTTTGATGATGCCGCTGACAATGCCGCCCAGTTGTTGTACAAGGAATGGGGACATCGACCACTTTATCTAGCACTCAGTGGCGGGGTTGACAGCGAGTTTGTGGCAAGGATTCTGTTAAAAAACAAAATACCGTTTACTCCAGTGATACTCAAAATTGATTCACTCAATGCAGTTGAATCTCAGTTTGCCTTGACCTGGTGTGAAAAAAACAACATTACTCCAGTGATACTAAATTATACCACACAAGATCTGAATGACAGTTTTAAACTATTTTTTCCTAAAATGCACAAGATTAAACACTATCATTCAACTGCCATGATGATCATTTACAACTATATAGAAATGCAAGATGGCCATTGCATCTATTGTGCCGGAGATATAAACTTAGACTCTGACCGCAAAGAATTTTTCCATTACCACTATGATTTTATTCCTAATATGGTAGATGCGGGCAAGCACCCTACATCTTTTTTTATGTACACTCCTGAACTGGCACTGAGTTATATCAATCAATTTGATTCCGATCGACCCGAACAACACAACAAGTTGAGATTTTATCAAGTGGAACCAAGATCTAAAATTGATTACGTTTCGTTAATTCCTCCAGAGCAAAACAAAAAAACTATGGATAGTTTATTTTATATTTTGAAAATAGAAAAACAAGAGTTTGATGCTTGCTTTTGGTACGGTGCTAAAGAACAAATCATACAAAATCTACAACCATAAATATTCTTTTACAGCGGCCTATCGGCATCGTCCCGCTTTACAAACTCCGCCGCCTATGCTATAATTTAACATAGGAGAAAACAGCATGACACCAGTAGTTTACAAATATACCTCGACCAAAGAGTACCACGACGCATTTCCATGTGCATACAGACAGTGGAGGGCAGACAGTCATTGTAACTTGATACACGGTTATTCGTTTAGTATGAAGTTTTACTTTGGCACAAACGATTTGGATGTGCGCAACTGGGCCGCCGACTATGGTGGTCTCAAAGAACTAAAGAAAACACTTGAAGATCAATTTGATCACACACTGATTGTGGCTGCCGATGATCCCCAGATGGAAACGTTCAAGTTATTACAAGAGCGGAACATGGCCAAGATTGTTGTGTTACCCAAGCTAGGCTGTGAAGGTCTTAGCGACATGCTGTACAAGTATGTGAATGGTGTTTACATTCCTGAGATGTGGGGGCCAGGTGAAGCCGCACGTTTGTGGTGCTATAGAGTGGAAGTACGTGAGACACAGGCCAACATGGCGTTCCGTGAAGGCCATCGTGAATGGAATGAGGATTTGTTTGCATAATGGAGATGTCAATGAAAGAACATGAATATGGTATTGCCATGTTGTTGGCCACTCGTGGCCGAACAGAGAGTCTGGGTCGCAGTATACGCAGTTTAGTAGAGTTGGCCGACGACATCAGTCGTGTGCAAATCATGTTTGCTTTTGACAATGATGATGACATAGGCTTCAAGTACTTTGTTGACGAACTGCAACCTTGGATGGATGAGCGTGACATAAGTTATACCGCCATGAAGTTTGAGCGCATGGGCTATGTAAACTTGCACAAGTACAACAACGCCATGGCGGCGCAAACTGACAGCGATTGGTTGGTGATCTGGAACGACGATGCTGTGATGCAGAGTCAAGGCTGGGATACTACTATACTCAGTTATACAGGGCAATTTAAGTTGTTGAGTTTCTGTACTCATCGCATGCATCCTTATTCAATCTTTCCCATAGTACCTCGAACATGGTATGACTTGCTGGGCTATATCAGCCCTCACCCCACACAAGATGGCTGGGTAAGTCAGCAGGCCTACATGCTGGATATCTATCAGCGAATCACTGTGGATGTGTTGCATGATCGATTTGACTTGACTGGCAACAACAATGATGACATCTATGCCAATCGACCCATGCTAGAAGGTAAACCTGATGATCCCAGGGACTTTCACAGCAAACAGATGATAGATTTACGGCATTTGGATTGTGCTAAACTGGCCACGTACATGCGTAGACAAGGCGTCAGCACTGAATTTTTTGAGAATATTTTTAAAGGTACTCAAGATCCCTGGCAAAGACTAGCAGAAAATGACATCAACAGCCAAATGGTACAGTTTGCGAATCCACACACGCTCAAGGCGTAAATACAATATGAAACATACCATTGCCTTTGTGCAACCCAATTTTCAGCAAGGGCCCAAAGAATTCAACGCCTATTACCTGCCGTACTCCGCAGGTGTAGTATGGAGTTATAGCCTAGCTGACCCAGCTATAAGTGAACGTTTTGAAGCCACTGACTGGATCTGGCGCCGTGATGCGCTGGAGCCAACAGCACAAAGACTAGCACTCAATAGTATTGTGACTTTCAGTACCTATGTGTGGAATCACCGCTACAACTACGAGTTGGCTCGTCGCATCAAAGAAATCAATCCCACGGTATTGACTGTGTTTGGTGGACCAGAACCTGCGATAACTGATCCAGATCTGTTTCGCAAAGAACCTTTTATGGACCTGGTGATCTGCTACGAAGGTGAAATCACATTCAAGCGGGTGTTGGAACATTTTGAAACAGGTGACTGGGAATCAGTTCCGGGACTACTAATCAATCGCAATGGCGAGGCGGTGAAAACACAAGACGCTGAACGTATTGAAAGTCTTGAGCAAGTGGCCAGTCCTTACCTGTCGGGCATATTTGATAAAATGATGGCAGACCATCCCGAAGTGACCTGGCAAGGCACACTAGAAACCAATCGTGGTTGTCCGTTCGCTTGTACTTTTTGTGACTGGGGTAGCCTGACCTACAACAAGGTCAAGCAGTTTGAACTCACTCGAGTGTTTCACGAACTTGAATGGATGGCACAACGCAACTTTGATTGGATCTCAATCACTGATGCCAACTTTGGCATGTTTCCTGAACGTGATGGCATGATCGCTGACAAGATCATTGAGATGCAAGAAAAGTATGGATCACCGCGCACCTTCTCTGTGGCCTGGGCCAAGAACCAAAAGAAGGAAGTGATCGACATTGTGAAGAAACTGCTGGATGCTCGAGGCTTCAATCAGGGTCTCACACTCAGTGTACAGAGTCTTGACTTGGATGTGTTGGAAAACATTCGTCGCAAGAACATGGAGATGAACAAACTTAACGAAGTGTTTGAACTGTGCGATCAACGCAACATTCCGGCCTATACTGAACTGATCCTTGGCTTGCCTGGCGAAACCTTAGAGACATGGAAGAAAAACTTCTATGCCTTGTATGATCTAAATCAACACACAGGTATCACTGTGTTCCAAGCACAGTTGTTGGAAAATGCTGAAATGAACTTGCTACAGAAAAAACTGTTCAAGATTACCAGCCAGCCTGTAACTGATTATTTTGCTGGTTCATACAGTGTTGAACACATTGAAGAAAGCATTGACGTTATCACAGGCACCAAAGACATGCCAACACCTGTAATGCTCGATGCACAGATCTTCTCGTGGTTCCAGACCACGTTTCACATCAATGGCTTTGCTACTATTGTGGCCAGATTTATCAACAAGTACCTAGGCATCAGTTACCACGACTACTACGAAGATCTGTTTGAATATGCTATGACTCATGACTGGATCAAAAAGGAAGCAGACGAAGCAAGAACATATTTTTCTAACTGGATGAACACTGGCAAAATTAACCATCCCAAGATTGGTGTAGAGATTCATGGTTGGAACATTATACATCGTACCTCAATGAATATGCACCAAGAAGACCGCGTAGATGACTTGTATGATTTCTTGGAAACTTTCTTAGAACGTTATATGTTGCCAACAGACCTCCTGGCCAGCCTCATGCGTCTCCAACGCAGTTACTACATCAAGTATGATGACAGAAATGCCTATCCCATGAATTTGACTCTGGACTATAACATTTGGGAATACTTGAGTTTCAATCGACCATTGGTCAATGAAACTACAGTTTATCGTTTGGATTTTCCTGAAGACAAGACCATGAGTCTCAATAGATTTTTAGAGTTGTTTTATTTTGCTCGTCGTCGCAACTTTGGCAAAGCCACAGTTGATCTGGTGGGCGCGGTTGACAGCAAGGCAACTCAGCGCGGTAAGGGTGCTGCCAAGGCACAAGGCTCGTTCTCTGTAAAACAACTAGCGGCATAATGCGCCGACTGTTTACATTTGGCTGTAGTTTTACAAACTACCGCTGGAGTACCTGGGCCGATTGCCTTGCCCCAGAATTTGATTATTTCGAAAACTGGGCGCAAAGTGGCGCAGGCAATGAGTTTATATTCAATAGTGTAATGGAGGCGGATCAGCGTAATAAGTTTGCCTCTGATGATACAGTGATTGTATGTTGGACTACTGCTACTCGTGAAGATAGATATGTTGACGGACGTTGGCACACACTGGGCAACATGTTTACCTGTCCAATTTATAACAAAGACTATCTTGAGACTCATGTAGACGAACGCGGATTGCTAATAAAAACGTTGGCCTATATCAAAGCGGTAAAAACATTACTAGAAAATCAAAAAACACAGTGGAGATTTTTATCCATGGATACTGTTGATTCTCTAAATATCTATCAAGATGTTGTGGATTCTATCTTGCCCAGTTACAAGGCTGTACTGTTTCCTAACAGTTGGCCAGACAGAAACGGTGATCCGCATCCTAGCCCTGCTGAGCATTTGGCCTATTTGGATGCAGTATTGCCGGGTTGGGTGACAAAACAATCTACTCGTGTTATAATGCGTGAAGAGAGTATCAATCTAAATAAAGATCCCCGCAAGTCGGGAATGACAAAGGTAACAAGACTATGAAATTTAAAGTATCAGAACTATTTTATTCAGCACAAGGTGAAGGACGTTACGTGGGCGTACCAAGTATTTTCTTGCGTATGTTTGGCTGTAACTTTACCTGCTCGGGGTTTGGATGCAAGCCTGGTGAGAAGAGCCCCGAAGCAGACGAGGTGGCAAAGAGTGTACACTTGTACAAAACGTTTGAAGAGCTTCCGCTTGTTAGCACTGGATGTGACAGCTATGCGTCATGGCATCCAGACTTCAAACACCTAAGCCCAACATACACAGCACAAGAACTTGTGGACAAGATGGCCGCGCTATTGCCGCATGGCAACTGGCAACAGCCAAACGGTAACCCAGTACACTTGGTTATCACAGGCGGTGAGCCGTTGTTGGGTTGGCAACGTGCTTATCCAGAACTGTTGGACTTGTTACACGAGCGTGGTCTGCGTCACATTACATTTGAGACCAATGGTACTCAAGAACTACAACGTGATTTCAAAACATATCTCAACAACTGGTTTGGTGAGATTGTGTTCTCCGTAAGTCCCAAACTCACTTTAAGTGGAGAGAAGTACGAAGATGCTATCAAGCCCGACGTTGTGTGGGACTACGAAACACATGGTATCACCTATCTGAAGTTTGTTGTGGGTCACATTGATGACTTTGCAGAACTTGATGTAGTGGTAGATGACTATCGCAATCGCGGCTTTGGTGGACCAGTATTTGTCATGCCACTAGGCGGCGTTGTCAGTGTTTATGACGGCACACGCATTCATGTAGCAGACGAAGCACTCAAGCGTGGCTATTGGTATACTCCAAGGTTACACGTTGACCTTTGGGGCAATGGATGGGGAAAATAAATGTTTGATTGGTTCAAGAAAAAACCAGAAGCGGTAGCACCTGCGCCCCGTGAGCCAAAGGTCAAGGCACCGGTCAAGACTGAAAAAGAGATTGCCACAGAAAAGAACGAACCATATGTGGCAATGGTACGTATGGACATTGATCCTAACAATCTGCACCAAGGTGCGTTTGAACTAGATTGGAATGAAATCTTTGTGGCACGCCTGGTCAAGGCCGGCTACATGATGAAACCTGATGATGTGGACGCTGACATTGTGGATCGTTGGTTCCAAAATGTGTGTAGACATGTGGTGATGGAAACCTGGGAACAAGAACAGGCCATAATCAAAGGGGTTGGGCAGTATGTCAACACTAGAGACATCGGCGGCGGAAGAACCGAAGTGTCATGATATTCAATCACATCAAACAACTCAAACAAGACGGGAAGAAAATTGGTATCACTTTTTCAACCTTTGACATGCTACACGCGGGCCACATTGCTATGCTGAGTGAAGCCAAGAATCACTGTGACTACCTGATATGCGGGTTGCAAACAGACCCGACTATCGATAGACCTGAAACTAAAAATCGCCCTATACAAAGTATTGTTGAGCGACAGATACAGCTGGCCGCATGCCGTTACGTCGATGAAGTTGTTGTGTACCAAACCGAACAAGATCTTGTTGACTTGTTGTTGATCCTGCCAGTTGATGTTCGTGTGCTGGGTGTGGAATATCAACACAAAAACTTCTCTGGCTATGAGGAATGTGGCATGCGCGGCATTGAATTAGTGTTCAATGGTAGAGATCATTCATTCTCCAGCTCAAGTCTACGCAAACGTGTGGTTGCCGCAGAGACTGAAAAAGTACTGCTACAAAAATGATATTATATGTGAATGGTTGCAGTCACTCTGCAGCCGACGAAGCCGCTGTGAATTTTAGTTGGGCCTGCGATGATCCTGATCTGTGGCAAGCAGGTACTGAAGCTCATCCAGCCAATCTGGCAGTGAGTTATGGTAAACATATTGCCGATGCACTGGGTGCCAAGTTGATCTGTCAAGCCAGTTCAGGTGGCAGTAATCCACGAGTACTACGTACCACCAAAGAATGGATTGCTGAAAATCCTGATCTGTTGGCAGATACTTTGATGATTTTGCAATGGACCACTTGGGAAAGAGAAGAATGGTTCTATCAAGACAAGTGGTATCAGGTCAATGCAAGTGGTATTGATCATGTGCCCAATGCCTTGCAAGATCGTTACAAACAGTATGTGATCAATGTGAACTGGGAGGAAAAAACGACCCAGGCACACAAAGACATCTGGGACATGCACTGTTACCTTAAAGATTTGGGAATCCGTCACCTGATGTTTAGTGGACACAGCACATTTAGTCATATCAAAAACCATGATCAACAAGATTGGGGTGTGGAATACATGCATCCATATGTTTGGGAAGAATCCTACCATAATTGGCTGATCAACAACGGTGGCTCATATGCAAACCCCGATTCTGATCCCAAAAGTTACCATTTTGATGCCAAAAGCCATAGACTTTGGGCTGAACATGTGTTACAATACATGCTCAACAACCAAATTGTGAGCGCAGATGAAATACCTACTGATTGATACAGCCAACATGTTTTTCCGTGCCCGGCACTCAGCACACCGTGCCAGTGACACATGGACCAAACTAGGCTTTGCCCTGCATGTTACAATAATGGCCGCTAACAAAGTGGCCCGGCGTTTCCAAGCAGACCATGTGGTTTTCGCACTAGAAGGGCGCTCGTGGCGCAAAGACTTCTACGAGCCCTACAAGAAAAACCGTGCTGTGGCACGTGGGGCAATGACTGAAACAGAAGCAGAAGAAGACCGACTGTTTTGGGAAACGTACGACGAGCTGACTAAATACTTGTCTACAAAAACAAATTGTAGCGTTATCCGTTGTGCTACTGCTGAAGCAGATGATATCATAGCACGTTGGATTGCACTACACCCCCAAGATGAACACACAATTGTAAGCTCAGACACTGACTTTGTGCAGTTGCTGGCCGCCAACGTCACGCAATACAATGGTATCTCAGATGAACTTTTAACCTTGGAGGGCATATTCGATGCTAAAGGTAACCGTGTCAATGATAAGAAAACTAAACAGCCAAAAACGATCCCGGATCCAGCCTGGCTGTTATTTGAGAAGTGCATGCGTGGCGACACCTCAGACAACGTATTCAGTGCGTATCCTGGAGTACGTGAGAAAGGCACAAAGAATAAAGTTGGTCTCCGTGAGGCCTTTGGAGACAGAGACAAGCGCGGATACAATTGGAACAACCTGATGCTGCAGCGTTGGACCGACCACAACGGACAAGAGCATCGTGTGCTAGATGATTACGAACGTAACTGTACCTTGATTGACCTCACCGCTCAACCTGCAGATGTCAAAGCCACTGTGGATGGTTGCATCCGTGAACAGATTAGTCATAAAGACGTTGGCCAGGTTGGAGTTCACTTCATGCGGTTTTGTGGCAAGTACGAGTTGACCAAACTCAGCGACAGTGCAGATCAAGTCAGTCGTTGGCTCAACGAAACATACAAAGGAGTATTGGATGATATTAGCTAAACCTGTAGTAGAGAATCAGTATTGGATACTCAAGAAGAATAATCGCAAGATTGGCGAACTTGAAGTGACTGAGAACGGTAACTGTATCATAAAAATTCACGACAATGTTGTGAGTTACAAAACAGTCAAAATGGCGCGAGAGGCTGTGAACATTGAATTCGAGCTACCAGAAAAAGCCACACCTGTGCCAGAAAACATAGTGTATGGGCATGATGTGGAAGGCACGGTATACAATCCTCTTTGGGATGTCAAACGTCGATTGCCTTTGTTCACTAGAGACACAAAATCCAAGAGTTGGTTTGCAGCTGGCTGGTATCGAGTACGTCAGCATCGCAAGTGGAAAATTGTTCAGCACCCTAAACTCATCTCCTTGGAGCGTTATGAGTATCAAGGTCCGTTTATTAGCAAAGAAGAAGCAAATGTCAAATCCGTTTAGAGATCAAGAAAAATTCATGCGAGCCTGCGATCAGTCAGTGGGCGAGTTCAATGAGGCACAATACCAATTGTATTGCAATCTCATCAGTGAAGAATTCAATGAATTGATAGCAAGTAAAACCAAAGTGGATGACCTAGATGCCCTAATTGACATCTTGGTTGTGACCATTGGTGCTATCCATAGCCTCGGTGCTGATGCCGAAGGCGCATGGAAAGAAGTCATGCGTACCAACTTTGCCAAGATCGATCGAGAAACTGGCAAGGTTCGCAAGCGTGAAGATGGCAAGGTATTGAAGCCTGTGGGTTGGACACCGCCTGAACTAGAACAGTTTGTGAAATGAATGAGTTTGTTACCCGCATAAACTTACCTCAACTGCCAGCATGGTTTCTTGAATCAAGCAAAAAAATTGCGTTAAATCTTGATTTGTCGTCCCCAAGTGGCTACGATGATACTATTACAAATCGAGTTCGGCCTGCAGAAACTGCAATTATAAATGGTAAAACTATTTGTTATGGTGAATTTTATCATCAACAGTTGACCCCGATGCATCATCAATGGTTTGCCAAACATGTCAGTAAAGATATACCTTGCCCACAAGTTACAATAACCACCAAAGGCGATCTATGGCCACATCAGGATTATCAGTCTGAATGGTCTTTGAATTATGTTATAGATGCCGGCGGCAATGATGTTGAAACGTATTGGTCACAAGAGCGTGGTCAGGAAATACGTCCTGGGTGGAAACCGCTGTCGTACTGGCGTTATCATCAGGCACTAGACGAAATTCATGTAGAGAAACTGCCAGTGGGGCAATGGTTGTTGTTTCCAGTAGACATTGTACACGGAACAAAAAATCAAACTAGTGATCGAATCGCACTGTCTGTAAAACTAACTGCCAAGCAGGCCACGTTGTTAAAGAAAGACCATGCACTATGAGCCTACATATCAATCGCTTTGTTGATGCTATCAAGGCTGCAGAAAGTCGCGGTCAACGTGATCTCACAATATCATTGCGTGATGCCAAAGACTTACACGGGGATATTACCAAACTTTTGCTGACATTGGAAGGTATGCGTAATCTAAAGCCCACAGCCAAAGAAGAAGCAGTTACGGTAGAATTGAGTGGTGGCAGTTTCAAAACCACGTAGTTTTTGTGATAAATAAACTACGGAGATAATGATGTCAAGACCCAAACCAAATGTGTTGATTGAACACACTGACAAAGCAACTTACAAGACCGAACAAGTGTTGGCCTCAGAAGGAGTATGGGCAGTTTTTTATGATACCAAACCCATCAACTTGAAAACGTCAAACATGCTCACACAGTATCCTGGGCCCAAGTACAAGAAGGTTAGTTTCTCCAATCCTGGCCATGCCAAAAATCTGGCACGTAAATTAAACACACAATTCAAGACCGACAAGTTCACAGTGGTA